ATTTCGTTATGTCGCAAATGGGGTATTTTTTTATTTGACACGCGGTATCAATACTGGTACTATGATCCACTTGGGGGCAATCCCCTTATAGTAAGTTCAAGTTTAGTACCCCCTATCGCAAATAATTTGGTACACACCCTTCCATTTGGAGGGGTTTTTTTCATGTCTGTACTAAATAAGTATGTAGTTTAGATAAGGGGAAAACATGAAAACAATACTACTATTCTTAATCGGATTCTTTGTAATGGTTACTGGCTTAATTGAATGGCTCTTTTTAGGCTTTTTAGTGTGGTTAGGACTATGCTTGGTGGCTGAAGTGATAAATAACATTAGAAAACAGCAAGTTGTAAAAAATCAAGCAGATTTTTGGGACAAAACGTAAAAATGTTCTATAATATGGGTATGAGAAATAGAAATATCCATTTTTAACCTCATTTCGCATCGCTTTCAATTCATTCTGATAAATAAGTACATAGAAATTCATAATCTCCTCCTTAATTAAGAAGCCCCTTGTGACATTGGGGCATCTTTATACTTGGATAAATCAACAAAACGCAATAAGGAAAAATAATGGCAGCTAAAAAAGAAAACAAAGACAAAACAATTTATGTGCGAATTTCACCAATTGCGGAGAAATGGTTACAAGAAAAAATAGAATCAGGTCAATTCAAGAATAATAGTGAAGTCATAAACCACTTCCTACAGCAACAGATGATTATGGGGCGGTAAAGGTACACGCCCCAATTTTAGCTAAAAATGTTTACCATTTTCGCAATAAAAAAGGCCGCTATTGGAAGTAGCAGCCTATGTACCATAACATAACATGTATAAGGAAAACGCGATGTTATATGAAGTAATAAATGGAAAAAATATTCTATTAGAATCTGGTGTTGGTTTTTATAACATCAGATGGGTAGAGGATGAAAACTTTCAAGAGGTGATGATCTGCTCTTTCGCAGTAGCTCATAATGGAATTGTGAGTGAGTATCACAATCAGGAAGTAAATCGGACGTGGTTCAACAGCCTACGGTCTAAATACGCCGTACTAAGCCTTTTCAAAGGGGTAAGGTATGAGCATATTATGCCAGTTCTAAAGCAAGTTTTATAATCAAAAAGGGGGAAAGGAATTCCCCCAAATCTAAAAGGAATTTACATGAATATTTATAAAGAGTTTACACTCACACAATCACAGTACATATCAGATATCGCACATGAAATGGATTTACAGGATGGAATAAATCTTATAATTGCCGATGTTGGAACGGGTAAGAGCCACTACTTTTCAAAACTAACTAATACAGCTTTTAGTGCTCCACTGGTTAGTATTGTATCTTCAATTGATGGTACTAACGTTCAAACATGGAACGCCCTTGTAGCTCGTTTCCATGCTACCAGTGATAAAGGTACTTTCAAAAATGAAACACTTGTTATTGATGAATGTCACGGGTTCTATACTGACTATAGTTATAAAGCCAGTGTGATCCGTGATCTTGTAGCAATCTTCCCCTATTTCAAGTCTGTAATTCTAATGTCCGGTACTATTAAAAAAGAGTACCTAAACAGTGTTCAGATAGATCGCGTTTATCGCATACGTAAGCCATCCCAGGCGACGAAGGAAGTATTTAGATACAATTACGCATCTAAGGGTAAGGCAGTCTTAGAATCGCTTATAACGCGTAATAAGGGCAAGCGTAAAGCCATAGCACTCGTGAATGATATCAAGCTATGTAAACGCATTGCTAAAAGCTATGGTGATAAGGCGTTAGTAGTTTCCAGTGAAGTAAAGGAAACAGAAGAAGTACAAGCATTCTTTCAGGCTAAACGTATGGATGATTATGAATTGATTATTGGTACTGACTCAATACGTGAAGGACTATCCATTGAAGATAAGTTAGATGAAGTTGATATCTATATCTATGGTCATACAGATCCAGATGGTATTGAACAATTTACTAACCGTTTCCGTAACGTAAGCAAAACTAAAACATTACACTATATAACGCCTGTACGCGATTCTAAGAGCATGAAAGATTTTGATGTACAAAGTTATCTTGATGATGCTGAACGCTTTGTAGAGATGATTACAGGGGCGTATAGAGCATTCAATGATGATAACTTTCGTGAACATTTCCGTACTCAATACAACCAAGATATAAAAGGTAGTCATGTTAGATATAATAAAGATTTTGATGGATTCATTATTGATAAACTAAGTATTGACGCAGTATACGCAAACTATAGAGCAAAACAGTGTGAACATGATCCGGTACTATGGCATATGCGAATGGGTGAGTATGATTTTATTAGACGTTCAACTACCTATGTAGATGGTAATGAAGTATTAGCAAATGAGATACTAAAAGATATGGCACGTTTGAAACTAAGTGAAAGTGAAGAACGCGAAGAAATTCTCTCATCTCTTATTAGTTCATTTGATAGTGGGAAGTTTGAGTACTCAGGTAAACATGAAGAGTACGACGCATTACGGGAAAGTATTGTAAAACTACAAAAAGTTGGATTGAAAGATTCACAGATTGAACTTGTAGTAAATGGTGTCATTGAAGATAAGACATTTATTAGTAAAGTTTGGGCAGATTATAACTATGTAGAAGAACATTCGAGTATTCGTAATATGATACTTGGTTATATCGCTAAGGAGTGTCCAAATGATGTACTAACGAAAGTAGATCTACATATTCTTTGTGGAATGATCGTGAAGAAAGTACAGAAGGAACTTTTCAATGGTGATCACAAAGCAATGCGTAAAAATACCTTATGGTCTAAATGGCTTGAATATCAGGGTAGTGAATTAGTTGTACGTGAAAAGTGTCAGACTAAAGTAATCAATCGTTATATTACTTTAGATACACCACATAGAAAGAAAACTTCAAGCTGTACCGATAGAATGTATAAAGCATTTTTGGATATGAAAAAGATGGAAACGTACTATGAATACAAAGTGAAGTACACAAATCTTACTGGATTCTCTATTGATAAGGTGGATGTACTAACCGAGCAAGTGAAGCAGGAAGTAAAACAGGCTGGGGTTTTGAAAGCAAAAATGATGAAAATGGCTGGTGTTTTCGCCTAAAAAATCAGTCCGGTTCCGATTGTTGATATAGAGTATTATAATATATTAATACAACAATCGGAACCAGCTACATACTCACTACTCCAAATCGGGGTGTTTTGTTCCGATTGTTGATAAAGAGTATAAAATATATTAATACAACAATCGGAACAGACTACATAACTATCACGTCATAGGGACATAAAAATGGAAATAAACCAACTAAAGCAGATCATCGACGAAGTGAAGAAAATCGAAGATAAGACCTATACACCATATGAAAATTTAGTATACGTACTAAAGGCACTCGATAATACAGAAGAACGTATGAGGAACGTAACTGGAAAACCAAGAGGAAAACAATAATGACCGAACACCACCAAGAAGTATACGACCGTATCAAACACTACTTAGAGGAATCAAAGTGAGCACATGGAAACAAATAAGACAGCACTATAAAGCGTCAGGAATGAAGTCTAACGGACTCTATAACAAAGTACAGCAATCCTCACTTACGGATACACCACACGTAGGGGAAGAACTGAAGGAAGCTATAGAAGCGTACATACGCCACTACAAGACGACCAACGGCAAAAGGCCATCATACTTACACCTAAATCATAAGTACGGTCTAAGGGCTTCCCAGACGTTCTATAAAGGATTATCAAATGAATAAACTAACCACCTACCACCACACGCGGGGAATACTTTTTTACGATAAGAAACGTGAACGTAGATATGCCGTGAACAAGAAAGGATTCACAGTAAATACTATCGATATTGAAGGTACACCCGAATACTTTCTAAACCTATCAGAAGAAGAACACTTTCAACAATCTTTAGTAAGGGATGATTTGGAAGAACTAATATACATGGCAAATATAATTATCAATGGAGTAACCATTATGGAAATCAAAGTAATCAATAATAACCCCAATAACTTTAGAGCACTAATCAATGGTTCATTGGAACTATCAATACACTATCAAGATGGTGTACGTGCGATGGATGGTCTACCGAATGTTGACCTATTAGAGCAGTACTGGAAATCTGGAGTACTGGAAAATGCGAATGAAAATGAAGCACACGTAATTGGACTACTAACCTATGTAGAACCAGTGAAGAAAGAAAAGAAACCTAAGAAAGAAAAGAAATAAAAAAGCCCCGATTAACGGGGCTTCATTGTTTAGGGCTTTGCTTTCTCTACATGGTACGTTGCGAAGTGTAGAGCTGTAAACTCGCCTGGCTGGGCTTCATTCTTATGTACCGTTCTGTACTTCCCATCTTCCCCTTTCACTACACAACCCATATACACGCCATCTACCAGTACATCAGTAATGTTCCCACGCTGGTTATAAGTAACTGTATTCATCTTTGCTTCCTCATATGTTTGGTATTGATACATATTAACATACGTATTGAATTAAACCATAATTAAATACTATTGTAATTCAATGGCTTATATCTAATCGTAAAAATATTGCTTGTCAGGTATGTATACAGGTATCTATACTTGACACTCCAGCAACAAACGAAGCGAGAAACGAAATGGACAAGTTCAAAAACTTTTCTACCAAGTACGTTAAAGATTTGAACAAAGCGGCAATGGGTTTTTATGCCCACGTGGAAGTACAGCAGCACGTGAACGGTACGGTAGTAAAGATTGATACCTACCAGATGGAACAACCCAACTATGCGTTTCTCGCTTTCGAAAGTGGCTTACAGGTATCCGTAGAATTAAAGAATGGTGTACTGAAAATCGGAACAGCCGATGAATACCGTACAAAGGACTTAAACAATCACCCATGCTTTCACACAGATTCACGTAACGCACTTTTGGGTGTATGTGTCCGGTACTTCTTGGGACGTGTAGCAACCGCCGCAGAACTTGAAGCAATCAAAGATGTATTGATTTACGAAGTAGCATAACAACCAACAACGGGGGCAAAAGCCCCCATAAGGAAACAACATGAAAACATTACGCATTATCGTACTCGCAATCTCCGCATTTGCTACGGTCGCTTGCTCTACCACTCCTAACCCAACTGTAAAAGCGGTTGATTGTCAGGGCTTAACAAAGATTGAAAGCATAAACCGTTATAGTGCTATCAAACTTACCAAAACCCGTATCAATACCACTACAGGAAAAGTACAGTATTGGCATCCTACATCTTTATGGGTAGACGCAGATCATTTTGATAAGGTGGTATGTAAATGACATTTACTATCACCATACGTAAAGAGCACGTGTTAGTAGCAATCCTAATCACTATCTTTTGTTTGACGGGGGTATAAATGGGCATTCGTGATCTGGTAGTTGCGGCATTCTGTCAGCAATCAGTATCTACCGATTTTATCATGAAGTGTAAAGAGTTCGGACTGAACGTTACGGAAGTATTCGACTCTAGCACAGGCACTAATACGGTACTGTTTACCCGTCCTGAACACATGATGCCCGTAGTTAGCTTTACTCTTATGGCTGGTGGATTGTTCCGACTTGGTGACAATATTTGTTTACCACCAAGTATTGTCCAAGAGTTACCCCGCCGGATGGATGATGAAGAAGAAGCTCTATTAGCTCTTGAATATATCAGTACAGAACTAAGGGAATGGGAAGCGGTTTAATGCGATTCCATATTATTTGTGGTGGTCTGATTACCGAAGTGTATGACGACCACGAGAAGAAAGTAGGTAGCGTTGCTATGTCAAAGCAACAGAAACACGCTACCAAACCGTTTAGCGACGGGAAGAACTTTTACCCGTCATTCAATGAAGCACTGATAGCACTACTCAAACGTAAGAGGGTTAATATTCGTGGTGCGATTGGTTGAAGAGATAAAAGCTCTAAACGGTCTGGTAGTGAATTCTATACGTACTCTACCATTGGATGACGTAGTAAACATTTTCGGTATTGATCGGGAGGTAGCAAAGGTAATACGTAAACTACCTAAGAAGAAGCTGTATGTATTAAATGAGTTAACCCAATCACTTTTAATTACTAACTATACCGTACTAAAAGAGGAAATAGATAAATTATGAAATGTGTAGTCATGTTATTAGTATTGGTAGTAACTGGCTGTACTACTACGCCATCTAATAAGCGTCCCTGTACTACCGAAGAACGCCAAATGATGGAAAACGTATCTTCAAAATTCGCAGTAGTTAACCCATCAATACGTGCCATTTGTAAGTAAGGAAAAGTATGAAAGTACAAAACATTATCACCAGTAAAGAAACTCACAATGTAACAGCAAAAACTAATCTCGGTTACTTGATCGCATGTTGTGGTGTAGTGAAGTTCCACGTATGGGAAATGGATAACGAATATTTCCCCGCAGTAGAGGATCAGGGCGGTTTAGTTGTCAATATGAACCAATTACCTATTAACTTTGGTGATATTGAACTGGTAAAGATTCGCCAGTACCTACCACCTGAAATTGATATGGAAGGGGATTGTGTACTAATCAAGCCCAAAGAGGGGCAACCCCTGTATGAAGTAGAAGAGGCTAGTTTCTACTATCGTGATATCCAGATGTTGTATGACGGGCAGCACCTAAGAGCGGCAACAAAAGACAGTGAAGTATGGAACTGTATGTGTTGTAAGGATTCGGGCATTGAACGTACTGGTACTGATATCAAAAAGGTACAGGCAGCATTACGCCACATTCGCAAACTAATAATGTAATTGATACACTGGGGGATACGTACCCTAATGAGGCTATATGTTGATGCCAACTATTAACGAAAAGTTTCTAAAAATTTTACAGAATGATGACTTTCACCCAGGAATGTTAAGTGTTGATTCAGAGCATCGCGACATTCTGGCTACTGTAACAGTACAGGACATAGAAACGCTGATAGCCCGTTTACAGGAGGTTAAACCCCTAATTGAGCATTATCACACGGAACGCCATAAGGCCGCTCTAAAGCTCTTACAGGACGTTGTAGCGGCATCAGGGCAATTCGGTACTGTAGAAGAGTTATTAATGAGTGTATCCGGTTCAGTACCGACCGTTAAGGCCGAAGCTGTACCCCAATCGGGCAATCACGTATTCGAAGTAGTTCTATATGACTCAGTGAAGAATGAACACCGTACATATAGAGTAGTGAATACCCGTATGCCCTTAGCATTAACTAATGATCCCGTATATCGAACTATCATTAATAAAGATAAATCGATGATGGAGATCGAAAACTTTCTAAGGGCATATTCAGAGGATTACCGGAAACTGTATCCCATTAACGCTAAGTGGGATGGTCAAGAGTTCCATATGAATGAACGTGGTGTACTGAATAAGACAGCACAGAAATACTTTAAACAGTACATGAAGAAGAACCCACACGGCACGACTAAACAATTCCGTGAACAATCGTTACTGGCATATAAGCAGGTATAAATGAAACGTACTATCATTGCTTTACTGTTTACCGTAGCAGTACCCGTACAAGCTACTGTACTTAAATGTGATGTGATCATACATGATATGATCGGGGATCATATGGAATTCCGTAAAAGCTACTATAAGAAAGCTATTGTAGTTGATTCAGGTAATTCCTATTCAGTAAAATTTGAAAACATCAATATAACTACGCCAGCTCTAACTAAAACTACTGGCAATATTATATTTGCTTCAGATAAGAATTATGTATATGGAATTAATCTCAGTACGGGCAATTTCATGTTCCAAAACTTACCATCAAAATTGTCATACACGTTCAATGAATGTAGGAAACATCAATGATATGGGTACTGGTAATCTTGCTTGTACTGGCATGGTGTAATATTTGGGGCTTAAGTAATCAGATTGAATCACTTAAGAAAGAGATGGATAATCTTAAGTGGGATTTAATAAACGAAAGAGAAATAAAACCACCACAGAGGAAATAAGACAATGAACAATATTGAAACACTAACCAATACTTTCACCGACCTAATCGAAAACGCAGCCGCAGTAGGTCTAACCATTAACGCAGTAACAGTAGAGGCTAATGATAAACATTACTCTATTAACCCATATGAAGATACGGTAGTAGAGGTAAATGCTGATGGTACACGCATACCAGAAGCCGAAGAATATGACATTCAGGAGTTCTACCAACTACACCCCGCACTATTAGAAGATTAATCCCCACAGCCCACTAATCACAGTGGGCTTTTTTTATTTCTAAATACTCCTATATGGCATAGGAGTACCACACAATGACTACCATTCACTTACACTTCCCAAACGGTACACAATCAATTCTAAGCGGTACTTACTCAGGGTATGAACCGTCACGCAAAGATAAGCTAATAACCGCTCATATCACCACACAGGACGGTTACGGGCTATTCATAGACCAATACACTCTTACTCTAAAGTATAAATACGTTACGTTGGATTACTCCCGCTTTAGCATAGGTCAAACGGTCTACCCCTTAGTACAGTTATGTACATTCAAAGGTACAGAGAAGAAGCACCTCACCCGCCTAAGAGATCTACGCGATGAAGTAATGCTACACGGTACTGTAGACGGCGAACCCATTCCCTACAGACTACGCACACTGATAGATCAAATGAACTAAGGACATTATGAAGATATACACAACACTAAAGAATAAAGGACATACCGCACAGCCTGATATGACAACATACACAGCATATAGTGAAGATATTAGAATGTACTGTACTGGATGTGGTTTAGATAAGTTAGTACGTTTTGGTAATGTGTGTGATCGTGGGTGTCCCTGTGAGTGCTCAAAGGCAGAAGCTAAACGAAAGAAAGAAGAAGAGAATAAAAACCAAATAGAAATAGAACGTGATAAGCGTAAAAGTAAACGTACTATCAAAACATGGGTAGATAAAGATTATATCAATAGAGTACAAGACGCTTGCCCAAACCTAATACCAATCCCCCAAACATATACATATAGTCATGAGATTATGAGAATGTATTGTACATTATGTGACGAGGTAATAGATAAGCGTCCTAATGACGCGGCAAGAGGTTTCAATTGCTATAACTGTTTTGGTACAGCTTTCAATAAAAAGATTGAAGGAACATTCTATGTACTAAAGATAATGGACAGTACAGGAAATGTAATAGCATATAAGATAGGGATAACTAATAAGACAGCACAAGAACGCTGTAAGACTATTAATAAGAGTACATCATTACAATGTGAGGTTATCTATTCTTATTCATCTATTGGCTCAAAGGTTCAAGAGATTGAATCAATCATAAAGAAATCAATCACACGTAATTATATTAGTAAAGAACTAATGAATGATGGTAGTACAGAAACGTTTAGCCCCGCTCAGATCTTCCCCGTTATCCATCTACTCTTTGAACTAACAAAGTGAATAAACACTGAATAAAGAGTGAATAAGAGTGTGAGATTATAAATTTGTGCTGATAGATGAAATCTATCAAGAATAGCACAAAATGATCAGAATAGGTCTTGACAAAAAGGTACTCTGCCGTTTTTTGAAATGTCGCGAGTTTCCGCCGCGAATTATCTTTATAATCCGTGGGATTATTAAACAAAAACAAACAAAACGAAAGGTTTTACCTTTCAAAACGAAAGTACAATAACAATTACCTATCAATGGTAAATGAATATTAAGTGAATAGGATATGAATAATGTCAAAGATTAAAGATGATGGTACGCGTTATACGTGGCAAGAGATAGCGGATCGGTTCGGCGTAGAACACAGTACAGTAAGCCGTATATGGTCAGGTAAGGGACTTGATATTAATTGGCCTAAGAAATTAGTAGATGATTGGTTATTAACTAATGTCATTGAACCATTACGCAACGGCGATACTAAAGGCCAAATACAAAAAGCCACACTACGCAAACTTGAAGCAGAAGCAGATATAAAAGAATTAGAACTACGTACTGCCAGTGGTGAACTAATCCCCGTTTCATTAGTACAGCAAACTTTATCCCAATACTTTTATCAAATGCGTCAAGTATTAAGAAGTATTCCCGCCTCAAGTTATGTTGAACTATTCGAATCAGCCGACGCTTTAGAATTAAAAATGAAACTACAAGAAAAGATAGATCGCCAATTGGAAGAAATTGGTCAGTACGAATATGAAGGAACATATGAAGAACAATTACCAGAAGATGATGAAGGAACATATGAAGAACAATTACCAGAAGATGATGAAGATCCTAACCAGATCTGTGAAGTCGATATTACCACCGAAGAAACAAGATCCGGCGACGTGGGTAGAGAATAATCTAGTATTTCCAGATGGTGAATTACAAGGTCAAAAAGTAAAACTATTCGAATTCCAGAAAAAGCCAATCAATGACATTGTGAATCCAAGAGTACGAAAGATTGTACTAATGAGTTCGGCACAACTCTTGAAAACCACAGTACTACAAAACTCGATGTACTACTTCCTCGCCAATGATCCAAGTAACCAAATATTCGCAGGGGCAACGGCAGGTACTACAAGTAAGTTTCGTACTGGCAAATGGCAATCAGTAATTGAAGCATGTCCGGTACTAAAAGATCTCGTTAGTAATAAGAATGATAAGAATAAAACACAACAGAATTTAGATGGAACATTTACGTACTTCCTTACACTTGGATCATCAGCACAGCTACGTGGCCTCACAGCACCAAGAGTATTTTTGGATGAGGTTAGTAATGTTGACGCCGAAGGCGATGAAGGCAACCCCTTAAAGCTCGCAGAACAGCGTACAAAGGCATTCAGTACACCCCTGATTATGGTATGTAGTACACCACTCGATGAAAACGATCTAATCACACAGCAGTATGAACAAAGTAATAAACAGAAGTTCTATGTACCGTGTCCACACTGTAATCATTCACATGAATTAGTTTTTGAAAACGTTAAATTTGAGTGGAAAATTATCGATGGTGGTCGCCGTCGCATACCCGACGCAGAAACAGCACAGTTACAGTGTCCAGAATGTAATAATGTTATTACGGAAGCCGAACGTGTACGTATGATTAAAAAGGGTGAATGGGTAGTAACAGCACCAGAGATTAAAGATATCATGGGATATCACATATCACGTTTATACTCACCAATAAACTCTATTAAATCCATAGTACAGGACTTTGCCGAAGCACATTATACCTTCGATCTCGCGTCATTCTATAATAACGTTTTGGGCTTGCCGTACATTGATAAAGAGAATACCGATCACGATTTAGTACTACTTGAAAATTTACGTGATAGTTCAATAGACATTGATAACATACCGGATGATGTATTAGGTATTGTACTTGGAGTTGACCAACAATTAGACCGCTTGGAAGTAACTACTCTTGGTATTAGTGAAAAGAATCTTTATGTACTGGATCATAGAAGTATCCATAGTATCGACTGTACAAAAATAGAAGCCCCCGCATGGAATAAACTTACAGCCTTTTCCCAATACGCATTTAAAACAGTATCGGGTAAACCGCTTAAAGTATTGGGTGGTTTTGTGGACTCCAGTAACGGCAACGCGACAGCTACCGTATACCGCTATTGTGGAGCGTCCACGGTGTTTAAACCTATCAAGGGTGGTACTTCACCAACTAACCCACTATTCAAACAGAGTACAGCAGGTGGACACACACTAATTAACCTTAACGTTAACTTAGGTAAAAGTAATATCCGTCAATTACTAAACAGGGCAGTAACTGATAATGAAAATAGTAAGGAAGTACAAATACATTTCAGTCATTCACTACCCGATGATTACTGGCTTCAAGTTACATCGGAAAAAAGAGTAATCAAAGCTGGTAATTGGATGTGGGTAAAGAAAGTAAGTACCCAACGAAATGAAGCTCTCGACTGTTTAAATTATTCATTGATTTGTTTCAACTGGTATCTATCTAAATTAGGTTCACAACCATTCCGAAAACTACGTGAATTCAATCATAAACAGAAAGAGAAAGCTGTACTAAATACAGTAGTAAATAAAGAAGAAACTAAACCAGTACAGAAACGTGTACATAAATCACGATTTAAACAAGGTGGTGGATTCTTCAAATAAGGAAAAAATAAAATGGCAATTGTTCGCAAAGTAACGCTAAAGGGCGATATCATCAAAGGTGAATCAATTACATTCGATTATCCACAGGGAAGTGAAATTGATCTCATTAGCCCTACTGGTACTAAAACTTCATACACTTACCCATTCCCAGATATTGATACTAATCTTTGGGATGTGGGTATTTGGACTGCCATTATCAGTAGTCCTATTGCGTATGGTGTAAACCAATTCGAATTAATTGATCCCACAGCAAAGGTTTCTGAATATCAGGACTTGATTCAGATTATCAAAGATATCGACCAAATTACACTAGACCGTATAAAGGGTGGTGGTGTACTAAGTCAATCAATCCAAAATAAAGCACTAACCTATGAAAGTTCGGAAGTTCTAATGAAACTACGATCAATCTATGTATCACGTGCTAATTCCCTAATTTCGGATATGAAAGGACTAAATACGGGATGCCCGATTAAGTCAGTAACGAATTTTAGGAGAACAAAATAATGTGGCCTTTTAATAAAAAAGAAGTACCAGTACAGGAACCAGTAAAGCAAGTACGCCAATTAGATCATAAAGTCCCATTGATGAAACACAACCCCATGAAGCGGGCAATGTCATCTCTAAACATGGGATCACAATCACCCGTTATCAGTTTTGGTTTTGCTTCAGGTAATCAGGCTGGAAATATTAACGCAATCATTAACCGTACTTTACCCGTAATGGTCGCCGCTTCACGTGAGTTATCACTAAAGAATGGTATCGTTAAAAAGTATGTTTCTACTAATAGTAGTGGGGTTACTGGTGCTGATGGCTTATACATCCGTCCATGCGTACACGTTAGTGATGATGATTCAATAAATAACGATATAAACAAACTACTTGAAGAACAGTTTTATAAATGGGCAGAAAACCCTAAATTGTTTTCACGTTGCGGTACTTTAGATATCAGTACATTTCAACGTTTAGTAGAACGTACCCGTAGTATTGATGGTGATTGTTTTGTACGTATCCATGAAGTTAATGGTTCACTACAAGTAGAAATTATTGATTCCATGCGTATAAGTACATACCAAAACGTACTACTACCATCGGGGAACTACATTTCAAACGGGATTGAATTTGATGGTATTTCTAACCGTCCTGTAGCTTATATGGTTACACGTTATAACCCAATACTATACAACTATGATATCGGTGAACGTGAACGCGTACCAGCCGAAGAAATTCTACATCTATTCCAACAGGACTACCCAACACAACAACGTGGTATTCCAGATGTACACGCAGGAACGGATAAGCTAAAAGAATTTGAAGAGTTTATGAGTGCGGCAATTACATCCCGTAAAGTAGCGGCATCAGCAATGGCATTTATCACTAATCCAGACTCAGATGATATTGATCTGATTACAAGTGATGAAGTAGCCCATTATGAACAGGACTACTTAAACCCCGCAGCAATCGTAGAACTACAGGCAGGACAGGATATTAAAACTGTAAACCCAACTCAAACCACAGACGGTATCAATGAGTTTACAGATAAGCAAATGCAACTAATCGCAATGGGTTTAGATATCACTACTCAATCACTAACAGGTGATACAAGTAATGCCTCATTTAGTGCCGCAAAATTAGTAGACAAATTACAACAATCAACCTTTAAAGGCCGTACAAATGCGTTAATCGTTTCTGTACTAAAACCGCTTTATATTCGTTGGTTAAAATCTTCAATGCTAAATAATCCAGTACTAAGCAATTTAAGTTTTAGTGACTTTGATAACCTTACCCACGCTCAATATGTACCAACTCGCCAGATTAGTTTAGATCCATATAAAGATTTACAAACTGAAGTTCTCGCAATTGAAAACGGATTGAAGAGTAAAGCAATGGTTATTTCAGAAATGGGCTATGACCCGCAAGTAGTATTTGA